TCGTGTCATTGACGTTTTGACGGTCAGTGGACAATTTGCGAAATTGCTGAATACGGAGGCTTAACCTCCTCTGGCGCTGTAGATTCCTTGCTAAACTAATTGCAAGGGGTCTATGGTGTCTTTTTCTCGTTGGGTTTGCGGAGTCTTAGGATCCTGTGAGGCATAGCGAATAGCTAGGAGGTACACCCATTATGGGAAACCAGAATAGCCTAGGGAGAGGTCTTTACCACTCCCTTTTCATCGCTGGCCTCAACAGTGTGGCCAGTTCATCTGCATATCCTAACATCGAGCTTATCCGCGACATTCGAGAAATCGATGCGCGGGTATCCGAGGAGGGGCTTAGTTTTTTAACTAAGACGGTCCCTTCTCTGTGCAAGGCGGTAGATATTGCCTTAGCACACGGAACAAAGCTACACATCCAAGCGTTTAAAAAGCGCAAGGGTAGTCAACTCCCCCAATTCTTGGGGTGGTTGATAGCTGAGTTGTTCGACAAGGATGGAAACGAACGCAGTGATGCGTCCGGTGATAGACTGAGAGAGTTGCGCCAAGTTTGTTACTTTTTATACAAACTAGAGGTGCCGACTACCGAGAAACAAAACAATGACGTCATTGAATCGTTCCAAAAGACGGATCAAGCGCTCCCGCTTCCCACAGAGAACCCTATCATGGGTCCTGCGAGCGACGAGAAAGCTGATCCTGACCAAGTCCTTCGACTCGCCACGATTCTCGTTAAGAGAGTTGTTGGTGTGGTCGATCCTAGGGGGGTTCATTTCCTACCTAGGCATGGTCCCGGAGCTGTCGCCCACGGCGAGACGCCTTCTGAAAAGCCTCTGTTTAAGAGGTTCTACAGAAAGTTACATGTAGAGTTTCCTTATGAGGAATACTTCTGCTATAACGCGTCTCACTTACTCGACTGGCTACCGGTATTTTGGTCTCTAGAAGAACACGATGCAGGTACTGCGAAAGTGGTACTAGTCCCGAAGGACTCTAGAGGACCTCGGCTAATATCGTGCGAACCGGTGGAGTATCAGTGGATCCAACAAGGCCTACGTCGGTCGCTTGAAAAGGCGATCGAGGAATGCCCATTAACAAGTGGTCACGTTAATTTCGATGACCAAACTATTAATGGCAGACTTGCCATGGAAGGATCTGCTGGCTCCAATTGGGTTACGCTAGATATGAAGGAAGCTAG